GGCGACCATGCCGTCGAGGTGGCGGAAACTACTCATGGGGGTGAGCGTCGGGGGTGATGACGCGGCCTAGCATGATGGCGGCGTCGATGTCGGCGATCTGCTTGCGCAGCTTGTCATTCTCCTCGAGCACGCGGAGCCAGCGGGCGTGATCGGTCTCGGCCTCGATGCGCCAATAGTTCACGTTGCCGGCGAGACGCTCGGCCTCGGTGCGGAGGTTCGCGATCTCCTCGGACTGGTCGGAGATGATATGCGTCTGCATGGTCACGGCTTGGTCGAGGCGGTCGGCCATGGCCTTGAGGGCCACGGCGTTCTTGTGCAGCTGACGGGCGATGCTCCAGGGGAAGATCCACCAGAGGCGCGGGAGGGAGTCGGGTTTGATGATGTGCATGGGTTCGTATGGGCGGTGGGATGGGTCAGGCATGGGGAGGAAGGGTGGAGTCAACGGCAGCGATGCGTTCGCCGATCCAGCGCATGACCGGCACGGCCATGGAGTTCCCGCAGGCCTTGTAGCGCGGGCCGTCTGGGCATTCGGTCTCGGGCTTGCCCTTCCAGCTGATGCGCGACCAGTTGTCGGGGAAGCCTTGCAAACGTTCGGTTTCGACAGGCGTCAAGCGACGGACGGCCATGGCGCCGACGAGCGGCACGTTGCCCCCGCCGGTTCCGAACTTAGCGGCGACAGTAGGGGCTACCTCAAGAGGGCCAGTGACGCGGGAGTCTTGAGCGTGGTTTTCGTAGACTTTAGGCTCGGCGATGTAGTTCGTTTGGTGCGTTCCGGGCAGGGCGATGGCCCCCACCTTGTCGCCTAACAGACGGACTTCCTCGCGTTGGTTCTGCGTCCATGCGACAGGCTGCACGACGATATTTTGTGCATGGTGGCTGGTCACCGCCGGTCGCAACGCTTGAAGGCATAAAGATGTGTCCACTTGCTTTACATCAAAGGTTCCGTTTATGGCGTCTTCTCTCATCGAAAAGCCGACAGGCTGCACGACGGCGTGGGTAGTCCTAGTGTCGCCGAGGTCGAAGTTGTTCAGCGTGTTGCTGGCGTTGGCAGGAACCCAAGTCTCGTTGTCGGTTGTGGACGCGGCTCGCTTGGACTTGCGGTAGACAGGCTGGACTCCTCCAGCACAGTCAAAGTCCGTGCCTAAACCGCCGCCTGCCGAAGAGCGGCTGCTAAGAGTTCCGGTAACTTCTTTCCTCGTCGCTCGGCCCTTCTCAGAATACCCGCGCAAGCCTTCGCCGAGAGATAGAACCTCGGCGGCAGCTCGCCAGTCTCCAAGACACGCGACAACGAAGACTCGACGACGACGCTGGGGGACTCCGAAGTGTTGAGCGTCCAGCACTCGGTAGGCGAACCCATACCCGAGTTCGACCAACGCCCCGAGGAAGGAACCAAAGTCCCGCCCTCCTCCCGAAGACAGGACACCGGGGACATTTTCCCAGACGATCCAGCGGGGCTTGAGTTTGTCAGCCAACCCAAGAAAGGTGAGAGCGAGGTTGCCCCTGGGGTCGGCAAGTCCTTTGCGGAGTCCAGCGACGGAGAAGGACTGGCAAGGTGTGCCTCCGACCAGAAGGTCGATTGCTCCGGGTTCGAGGGGCCATGATTGGTATTCGGTGAGTGAGCCATAGTTAGGTGTGTTGGGGAAACGGTGTTTGAGGATAGCGCAGGGGAAGGGTTCGATTTCGGAGAAGCCGACGGGAGTCCATCCGAGCGGGTGCCAGGCGACGGACGCGGCTTCCATGCCAGAGCAGACGGAAAGGTATTTCATTTCGTGCGCTTGGCGTAGGGGCCGCGGCGGTTGAGGTTAGACCAGGGGATGCCGGCGAGCGCGATCCACGTACGGACGGCGCCGACGGAGACGCCGAGGGCCTCGGCCGCATCGGCCTGAGACTTGCCAGCAATATTGAGGGCGTTCAGTTGCGGGAGCACGCCAGCCAGACGGCGGGCGGCGTGGGGGAGGACAGGGCGGGACAGCCTGAGGGGGCGGTCGCCGACGGTGATTAGGTCGATGGGTTCTTGGTTCATGTGGGTGGGTGGGAAGTTATTTCTTTTTGGGTTTATTGATAGGCATCCAATGGGAAAACTGATCGAGACTTTCGGTGTCGCCGTTAATGTCATCCCAATCATCTCGCGGTTCTCCGTAACTGTAACCGTCTCTCTTTTCGCAGGCCTTGATGTATTCTTCATCAAACCTGAAGAGACTGAGAAGCATCGGATACTTGTATTTTTTATGGAAAAACAAGCAGGCATCCTCGTGCTTAAACTTGCTTGAGTTAAAGGTTTTGATGCAGCGCCAGGTCATGGTGTGGTGTGGGTGGGAAATTAGCGGTGGCTGCGGACGGCCTTGGCCTTGACCGGCTCGGGGCCGTTGATGGCGCGGGCCAGTTCAGGGCCGCAGAAGGTGACGACGGCGAGCCAGCCGAAGATGATAAGGAACGAGAGGGCGATGAGGGACTTCATGGGTGTGCTTTGTGGGTGGAGATTAGGCGATGGCCTTCGAGATGGTGGCGCGGATGCGGTTAAGTTCGTCGCCGCGGATCTGCCACTCTTCGACATGGCCGACGAGCGAGAGGTACTTGTTCTCCGGAACCTGAGAGGCCATAAGGGTCGAGAGGTAGTAGCGGGAGGCGAACTGACCGAACTCGGTGTGGGCGTTGTCGCGATCGTAGAACTCGACGAGGGGCTCGTCGGACTGATGGGTAAGGCAGAAGTCGAGGCCGTACTTCTGGCCCTTAGTCACGATGCGGACGGTGGCGTTGAAGTAGATCGCGTCGAAGTTGAAGACGAGGGCGGAGGCGGTGTTAGTGGTCATGTTTTTGGTGGTGCCAGACCAATCTCTCAGACCTAATGCATTCCGTCAAACTCTTTTGCCGAAACTTTTGACAGGGGTCTACAGGGGGTCAAAAGCCAGCCATAGGTCGGCCATAGGCTACCCCTTTAAAGGCCTCTCCCTGCCCTTCCTAGGCCTTTTGACGGCGGGAACGCAGGAAGACCGCCATACCCACCCCTAGGCACCCCACAGCCAAGGCCCAGCCGAGGTCGCGGACTGACTTCAGGGCCAAGGTTGCCGACGATAGCCCCTTCTCGACGCTGGCTGAGTCTGACTTAAGGCCGGCATCACTGACGATCAGGACAAGACTGTCTCGGGATTGTAAGGTCTCGAGCACATAGCCGGCGATATAGGCCGACGAGAGAGCTGACAGGCCCGCGAAGCCCGTCAGGAGGATGACGGCCATCAGCAGATTACCGCTTCCGCTTTCCTTTGCCTGGGGCTTTTGCTTTGCCATTGGTTTTCTTGCCGGCGATCTCGCCGACTTCCTTTTCGGCGCGTGCTTTGAAGGCCTTGAGAAGGTAGTCCAAGGCCTCGGGCGCGCAGTACCCGATTGCACCGATGGCGCCCATGCGAAGGCCGGGGCTCTGGATATGTTCGGCGATGGCGTAGCCGGCGACGCAGGACGTGATGCCCGCGGCGAGGACGCGCCTGATTACCCAACCAGGGGAGACGGGAGTGGTACTGAGCAGGAGCCTGGCGCACATGGCCATGCCCCCTAGGACGGCCGCCACAACGCCGTCTTTCACTTCGGTCGGCAGCTCTTCGGGATTGATGGGCGAGGCGCTCACGAGATGCGGGGCGGCTTGGCGTTAGGTTCGAGCAGGACGCGGCGGTAGTTCTGAGACCAGAGCACGGCGCAGATCATCTTGCCCGTGCGGTCGACCTCAGGCTCTGACATCCCTGGATGGGCGAGGTGGGTGACCTCGTGAATTAGAACTTCAAGGGAACGCCGTGCGCCGAGCCTTGGATCTATCTCCAGCTTGTTCTCGCCGATGAAGGCCTGTCCCCAGGCACGCTCACGGCCTAAGCGTCGGCTGACGACTTTGACCTTATTCTTGCGGCGGGACATCGTCGGAAGGAGAGGGCTTGTTCACCGAGTCGCGAACCTTGTCGGCCAGCCACCAGAGGCCGAGGCCGCACGAGATGACGATGGTCGCACCGGCCGCATACTCGAAAAAGGGCGAGTCGATGATGAACGGCACCGATCCGCAGAAGGCTCCGCAGAGTAGCAGGGGCAGTCCGATGCGCGGGCCCATGAAGGCGGTGGTCAGGGCTCCGATGACGGCGAGGCCGCCGCCGACGAGCGTCCATGTCTGGGCGGAGGCGTCCTTCTTCACGCGCTCGACCTCCTTCTGCAGCTCGACGATGCGGGCGTCCTTCAGCTGCGAGACGCGGGCGGCTTCCTTCTGGTCGGCCTCGAGTTTCTCCCAGGCCTTGTTGACGGCGGTGGCGAGTTTGCGTCCGAACTCCATCTGGCGGGCGTAGTCGATGGGGTCGGCCTTGGTAGCCCGGGCAACGGCGAAGGCCACGTCCGCCTCGGGAGGCGGGGGCAGATAGGACTGGGCGAGGCGAGACTCCGCGACGACGACCTTGGGCTTGTCGGCGTTCTTCTCGATGGCCACTAGCGCAGCGCCTACGCGGTGATCCGTCTTGTCGAGGTCTTTGCCTAGGGTCTGGACGGCGTCAGGCTTAGTCGGGGCCGGCGGCTGGACAGGCAGG